ATTGGCGAATTATCCACGCACATTTGCTGCGAATGATACATTAAAAATAGAAGTGACGGTGATAAAATCAAGTGAGTCCCTCAATTTCATAAGTAATTTTAATGGTCTTCGTTTTGTAAGGGGTGGCAATTTAACCGTAGAAAAGATAAACTAAATAAAAATAAATTAATATAACCTAATACTATATGGCAAACCCCGTTCTTAATATGTTAAAAATAGGACAACTTCAAACAGATGTGGCAACAAATCAAACTGGAATATCAACAAATGCTGCTGCGATTGCTTCTTTACAATCTGCTGGTGACCGATTTTGTATTGTTGCGGAAAGCGATGTTGATTTAAATACTGCTACAACAGGAGATGGAATTTTTAGTTATGGGTCAGGCGCACCAAGTTCTTCGGATTTCGGTATTTTTATTCCTTTTGGTTGTACTCTAAAAAAATGGTCTTTTATTGCTTCTAATTCAACAGCAGGACAAGGTAAACAGGCGACATTTACATTAACTGTAAAAAATACTGCTGGACAAGTTGTTCAAACACAAGATTTGGTATGTGCGCTACCGCTCACATCGAATCCATCGCAAAATCTTGCTATAACCCCTTCTTCGTTTCAATATTATTTATCTTTTAAACAAATTGATAGCGGAACTTTCTCTGGGTCAGAGCGGATGCGATTCTTGCTTTGGTTTGAAGAGGATTAAACTAATGTTTATTAATAATTATAATTTTAATATATATGGATAAGTTTCTTACGAACTATGACTTTAACAAATATATTCCTAAGGCAGACGACAAAGTTATTAAATATAGTGATTTATCTGACTATTCTTCGTTGGTAGAATTATTGCCTAAAAAAAAAGATTATAGAATTATGTTAATTGAAACGAGACCTTCCGTGGGACATTGGGTTGCGATTTTAAGAGACGGCGATAATTTCGAATATTTTGATTCGTATGGTGTCAATCCCACATCGCATTTAAAAACAATTAGTCGTTATATGAAAGAATTGCTTGGAATGAAACCGAATGACATTAATAAATTAGTATCTAAAATTCCTAAAACCAATTTTAAATATAACAAAATGAAATTACAAAAAATGGAAGACGGGGTGAATACTTGTGGTCGATGGGTGATTACTCGTATTCAAGATTTTTTAAAAGGTAAAGGATTAATTGACTATCAGAATAAAATAAAGAAAGGTTCAAAGATGAATGGTATGTCTTCCGACGAATATGTTGTCTCTATTTCTTAATCGGAGCAGGATTCAAAATATCCCAGTCTGGATGATTCGCTTTATACAATAACCTATTTTTATAAAATCCCTTTCTTTTGTTCTGGTTATTTTGTAAGAAACAAACATAATATTTCCCAGGTTTATTCTTATTTTCTTTAAAATCTAACGTGTACCAATACTCGCATCCTTTTCTAAATGCTTCTATCTTTCCGTCTGGATACAATCTTAAATCTGTATCCCACACTTGAAATTCTATGATACCCATATATATAATACAAAGGATAAACCTTTATATTATAAAAAAAACACTGTATACAGGGATTGAACCTATACATCATATTTTCTAAGCAATCTCAATATGATGCCCACCAGAGGGTACAGCATAACGCTTTTGCTCGGATTCGAACCGAGGACCTTGCGTTTAACAGACGCACGTTCTAAAACCAACTGAACTACAAAAGCATAGTTTATGTCAATTATTATGTTTAAGTCAATTATGACCGAATGTACTGACTGAACTCAAATTAACAAGAATGAGATTATGAAAAAGAATAATTCTTGCTTTTCAATATTAGTTTTTTTACTTTTTTTTATAGTCTAAAACATACATTCAGTCATTCGTTTATTTAGCAAATTTGCGGAGACCACGAGCGCCCTCTACCGAACCCCCGAGGGAACTGATAGAAGGAATGCCAGCGCCACTTGCCATTTTGCGTTTTACATATTTAGCGATGACACGACCTGCCTCTGCTTTTGCTTTATCTACGATAGCGCCACCGCGCATTCCTCGGAGGTCTTCCGAATCAACATCAGGACCTTTGTTTTTGGCATCGAGTACCGCTTGTTTGGTAAGCATACCGCTGAATACGGTACTGCTTCCTTGCTGGGTGTACATTACACCCGAGTTGACAACGATAATTTCAAGGTCAGGGTTGACAAGGTCTACGCCTAAGAGATTTGCGTATTGGGCAGTGATTTGGAAACCGAATTGTCCGAGACTGCCACCGCTTAGGTAAGAAGGAAGACTGAAATCGTATGTAGGGTTTAGGACGAGGATACTGCCTTGTGTTCCTACGAGACTTGCGACGTTGGAATTGAGATTCGCCGCAGCAAGTTTAGCAGCAGTCTGGGATGTAGTCATACCCGAGAACTCCGCCCAATTTTGGCAACTGCCATTACGGCGCGAGATTTCGTAAAGTTGTTCAGGAGAAGCACTGGCAAGAAGACCAGAAGCATTGTTGAAAGTTACATTACATCCTGTGAGGGTAGCAAGCGAGAGTTGGCGACCTACACTTTGTTCCGCGCGCGCTTGTTTGAGGACTACGATGATGAGGTCAGGCACCTGCGAGAGTTGGATGACAGGGGATGGGACTGACGTAGCGGTTTTTGTAAAAGGGGTAGCAGTGGCGAGGGTGTCAGCGATGGTTCCGCCGTACGAAGAAATGTAGCGAGGGTAATCAAGCATAGGAAGCACATTTTTGGTGCTAAGTTTAGCGTATTGCTCGGGTTGGAGGGAGAGGAAATTGACACGGAGGCGAGGGTCAGAGCGGAAGAGGTTTGCTGTTGTGCCAACGGGGGCGGCGCCAGGGGCATTTCCTACTAAATCTCCTGCCGAGACGGTGTGTGTGAAACCCGCAGCAGCGGTTCCTACATTTGACGATTTGAAAAGGTATTTGCTGTAATCCGATTGAAGATTCGCTACGATGTTGAGCGATTGGAGACCAAGGAACGCCGCTTTGTTGCCCGAATCAAGATGAGCAAAAGGGGTTAGGTACATAAGAGGTTCGCAAGTGCGGAACTTAATACATACCATCCACGAATCAAGAGCATCCTCGTATATGAGATTCTGGACGGCAGCAACTGTCGCTTGGGTGCCAACAACGGCAGGGGCAACATCACGGAACTTGGTGTAGGTGATTTCGTAAGGAAGACCACCACGAGGTTTTACTTTGTTGCTTAAATCCGAAGGATTGGCGTATAAAGGAGAAGCATTTTGGTTGCGGTATTCTCCTAAATCGGAAAGACCTTGGTCTACAAATGCGGTTGTTTCTTCGTTATCATCCGAATGTGTGTGCTGAGGAGTCATACGATTAAGAATAGGCATAATATCAGAGAGCGAGGTGGAAACGGAAGCATTGTTAATGGTCGCTTGAAGTTGAGAGATAGACGAATTGAAAGGGTAAGCGCACACGCCGTCGTATAGACCGATGGAGAACGCTTGTAAATAACCAGCGGCATTGTGATTCGCAACTGAACCATTTGCTACGATTTTCACGGAGAAGTTCATATCCGCTTCTACCTTTACACCACGGTCCATAGCAATGTTTTCGGAGGGGACCGCTACATTGAAAGTGACACTGTTGTTGCTGGCGTTTGACGCAGTGAATGGTTGGTAAGTACTTTGAGCAGCGCTCGATTCGACGGCGAAAGTTGCCTCAGACTCTATGTTATGAATACGGGCATCTTCAATTACTTTAAGATTGAGGTCAGACATTTATAATATTTAATTATATAAAATATTATAAATTCAGTTTAAAACTTAATAATTTAATTCTTTTTTAGAAAATAGAACTTTCATCGTACACGATGCCCCAGGCGCTAAATACATTTTGTTTAATTCACCTTGACGGTCTTTCCACCAGACTTGAAATGATAATTCTGTTAAAGGCGAGGTTCCAACTAAATCTAACCAGCGATATTGTGTAGGAGTGTAATTGATTTGCGCTTTATAATTGGTTGCCCCCGCGAAGTCGGTAATTTGAAGGATGGTATCCGAATTGATTCCGTTTGGTAATTTTACACCGTTTTCAAAAACTAAAGGATTATTGACAATACTTGGACGAATCGGGAAGTTGGCAGCGGTAAAGACGATGCTTGTGACGGGGGTCCATAAAATATAACTGCTATATTCTTGTTGAACGACGACATTACCATCTACAACATCGGTCGACAGGTCCGAGGTCACTTGAAGTTGATAATTGTAATCTGTATTTTTATTTTTTATCCACGCAGGGAAACCACTGTATAATTCATATAAGGCATTATTGAAATATAATTTGTAGTATGTGCCATTGACAGCGTATACCGATTGACGAGTACGCCATTCACCCTCAGGAGCATATAATAAAAATCCACCACTCGATGGTTGAAATTGTAATTTACACGGGGTTTGATTTACTCCTCCTGCTGTCGTGTACGCAAGGCGTATGGCAACATTCACGAGATTTGTGAAATGGGAATAGGAGTACGAATCGTAATACCCTGTACTGTTATTTTGAAAACCTCCTACAATATCAGCAGGGGCAGAAGGAATCGCAGCGGATTCGTCTTGGGGTTGCCAAGTAACCCGTTGAGTAGCAAATGTGCTACCTGTTTGTACTCCGTTGGCGTAAACTGCTTGTTCTACCGTGACCTTATAGATAGTATCGTCATTACTCGTAGCATTATGTTCAATACTTGGACGAAAGACTGGGAGATTAGCAGTATCTAAATTAAATCTTGCCACGGTGAAATTATAAGCATCGGGATTCGAAAGGAAAGGATTCGCGCGTCGTTCGTTGAACTCTACTGGAACACTATTCGCAGCAGTGGAATCATAATTGTTAAGTTGTATATCATAATAAACTCGGTCCGCATCACTCATTATAATATGTAGTTTTATTATATTATTCTATGTATAGTTTAAACTAAACTATAAATAAAAATATATGTATATATTCTATATAATGATGTTCAATAATGTAGTTACAGGAATGATTAAAAATAATGATATGCGAATTGCTGACCGAGATGGTAAGATTTTATTTGGTGGCGCACGACTAAAAGACCATTATGAACCTATGACATCGTTCATCATTGCTGCTCCTTCTACTCTTGCTATGCCTACTCCTTCCTTTAAAGGAGGTTCTCGTAAAATGGGACACAGCAGTATAATGGGACCTGCCAATAATGTCCTTGATGCCAACCTCGCCGTTCTTCCTGCCGAGAAAGGAGGCGCCCTTCCTGCTGCTGCGCGTATTGGCGGAGGATTAAAGAAAAAAGCAGCGAAAGCAGTAAAAATGGCGGAGGATTTATCGAAACACATTGAAGGTCTTGACGAAGATGATTTCAGCGGACACGACAAGAAAGTAATTCAAAAAGTAAAATCAGGTGCTAAAATGACAAAAGCGAACATCGAGCGTGTTAAAAAATTAAAGTCAGGTGGCAAGGTCAATCGTCTTAAAAAGGCGAAAAAATGGACTGGATTCGTACAAGATGATATTATAAGCAAAGGACTCGATAACGCTAAAAAAGCAGTAGGAGTGTATTCAGGGTATAACAAGGCAAAAATGGGTCTCGGGATGAGCAAAAAATCGGTGGATGACGCACACAAAATGCTTGGTGCTGGTCGGAAAAAACCTGCTGGGAAACGCCCTCCATCTGCGTGGATACAGCACGTCAAAAAATATGCGTCCGACCATAATGTATCCTATAAAGAAGCAATGAGTAAAGCAAAAGCATCGTATAAAAAATAAATTAATTAATTTTATGGTAAATCGGTTTAGCGTTTAAATATGCCATTCTCGCCTCTTCTGTCGTGTCATAATATCCTAAATGATTATTTTTTCTATTTGTCATAATACAAGCGCGGAATTGAATTCTTCCATCTGACCGAACCACTCTTGTGTATCCTTTACAACGCGTATTGAATTTATTTCCTTGATACGATACAGAGCGAAGATTTTCAATTCCATCACCTGCTTCTGTATAATGAATATGGTCTATTAATTGGGTGGTGTCGTGGATATCCCATTCTGGGTTATATAAATAATAAACCATTCTATGACGATGAAAGTTCCTGTATTCATTGTCCTCGTTTTTCAGAGAACAACAATAATAGGTATCTACACCTCTTTTTTTTTTCCAAAAATGAATGGTGCGCCATTGAAATTTTTTTTTATTTCCTTTTCTAAAATTTCCCCTTCCACTTGAATACCGTTCAAACTCACCTGTCTTTGGGTAGTAGCGTAACGGTGTGTCCCATAATTCAAATTCAATGTATTCTTCATTACTCATAGTGATATATAATACACATAATACTTCTTTATATTAATTAATTATATTAATTAATTATTTTTTTTTAATATAATGGTTTTGCGCCGTGCTGGTGGAGGTCCCCATTGCCGCGACATCTTCCTCTAATTCCTCTTGGGCGTCTCCGTGTTTATGTGTTAAATATATATTTCGAAGCATTGATACACCGATTTTTTTTCCTATTTCCCGATTTAAAATAGTTGTAAATGAATTAATATGTTTAAGGGGTTCTCCTTCTTCATCTACGATGAAAGGCACGAGATACTTCTTTTTTTTTAATTCTTTCTTACGAGGATGATGCGACATATAGGCGTTGATGACTTGACCGAGGTCTTCTGGGATTTCTTGCTCTACTGAATGGTATGTTTTTTTTGTTTTATAATTATTGAAAATAAACTTATTGTCAACGAGATAATTAAAATCTTTATTCTCGGTATTGTTAGAAAGCATCATTATTTGATAATCTTTGTTTCTTCGAGGGGGTATTAAGATATATAGGGAAAACACCATAAAATCTCTTAATTCAAGAAAATCCTTCTTTTTCAATTTTTTTGGAAGAGGAAATAAACTATTTTTTTTTTCTTCGTATATTTTTTGTATTTCATTGAAATCCATCCAATTTTTTTTTTGAGTTTCAGATTTACTTGTATTGACTTTCAAATCGGAGTTCATATTTGTTAATATCTCGTAGTATTGGTCGTATAATTTTTTCTTGTTTTTCTGGTCTTTTAGGAACGAACAGACCGAGATGATATAGGAACGCTGGGTTGTGGGCGCATACTTAGAAATCTTTTTTTCAATATCGGGTATATCCTCTAAAAAATCAGAGGATTCGATTTCCTTATTGCCATTCAATCGTTTCAGATTTTTTACATATAATTTTTTTGTGCTTTCAGAAATAGGTTTATTTTTGAATAACTCCATTGTATATAATTATTTAATTATTTTAAATTATTATATTAGTTTAAAATAAAAGAGTGTACATAGTATATATGGCATTTATTGGAATCGTCGCATCCCTTTTACAGGATGTTCGAGCATCGAACCTCCCCGCTCGCACGCGCAACCTCCTTCCATTGTTCCTTGGGGTCCTGAATATGATTTTAGAACATTCTCTAAAAGATTACGAAGTTTGGTCAACGCCGTTTTCAGTTGGTTTAACTTCGCTTTTACTTGTGGTGCTGTTATTTTCTGTACACCTGCGTTTAAACTCTTAAACTCCTTTAATGCTTTTTCATAATCTTGGAATGTGTCTTCTGATATATCTTTTAGTTTTATTTTTTTGGCACTGGTGGTGAGCGCTGCTGTTTGGGATGCTGCTCGGACTAAATCATCGGCAAGAGAATATTTAATAAACTCGGAAATACCACGCGCCCCCTTCTCCGATGCCTCTTCTGGAAGGTCGGCGATTGCTTCTTCCATTAGTCCAGAAATGACTTTCATCGCAGTACTTATATTTCTTAGCATTAAATTTATAATTTCTATTTCTTGTTCTGCTTTGACGATTTTTTTATCCTGAGGAGTGCCGGATGGTTCAGATGCTCCTGTCACTCGGTCTTTCATTCTGGAAAATAGACCTCGTTCGTCTTCCTCTTCTGCTGCGGTGGATGCGATTTCTTCTCCTAAATCTTCAAGTTGTTTTTTAAACTTGTTTTTTCTGACTGATAAAATATCTGCTCTTTTTGTAAAGCGTGTAAGTGTCTTCATCATAAACTCGTTTAGTTCTTTTCGACTGGATGTAGGTTCCGTCACATATACTTGGAGCGCCTGACCTAATGTATCAGTTTGTATAATCTCCATTAATTTATCATCACCCGCGTCAGACGCACTTGTAGGAGCGGGGTTAAACGCCACTGCGTTTTTTAAAGGGGTTCGAATGACACCACCGACCATTTGCTCTTCGGATTTTTCTTCTAATTTGAATAATGTCCCGTTTAAATCAATTAATGCTTTTGTAAAATCTCCAACTTGATTATCAGTTTCGCTGGCGGTTGCTGAACGCTCTTTCAATTCTCGTGTGTCGCGCATATTCCGCGCTTGTCGCTTTGATACTTCTCTGGATATTTCGAATATACTATTTCCATCGGTAATCATATAAATTATAACAATATAATTTAAAAAATAGATAGTTTAAAAGGACGAATCGAGTGTTTCAATCTCGTATAATCTTACATAGGAATAACGGTTGTTCGCAGTTAATGACCACGAGTGGTTACCATTGGTTGGGGGAAGGTGGAATGTGACTTTCACGTTGGTCATTGTCTGACCTTCATCATCACCTGTGTAGATGGGACCTCCGAATTTAAGTAATGAAAATTGGTCATCAATAGCAGTGCTTCCCACATCGCCTGGTAAGAATTGTCCATTCGCGTCTAAACCATCTGTGGCAATTACAGAAGAATCACTGATGATGGGTACGCCAGATTGTAAAAAATCAGTTTGTAATAGGATTTGATTTCCAGCGATTGTTTGGGTCCATTTTAAACCAACATCAGCGTAATAAGGAAAAGAATTAGCAGGTTGTCCTTGGTCTGTAATGGAGCAGACGATGCTGGCACCTGGGTGTCCGTAAAGACATACATCTAACCAATACATTTTTTGTGCTTTTATCGTCTCCGTGATATCAGCGATTTCGTGTAATGTACCATAAGCGAGTGATTGGGTCGCAGGGAAAGACTCGTGTTTTAGAGAAGACCCTTTATATCCTACGCATTTATCGGGGGGTAATAATAAAGCAGACGACATATAAAGTATATGAATATTATTATAAAATTAGATAGTTTAAAATTGATAATTACTTATTTTTCTACATAGATAATCGGATTCAGAGATATTATACCCGATGGACGCATCACCGCCAGAATAACCACAATTGGCAACGACATTGACGGTCCAAGTTCCTGCTTCACTACAAGGGAGCATATCATTCGCGATATTTAGTGTTCGTGCTGACCCTGCCTTCGACACGGAGTTCTTTTCAGCGAGAGATTGAAAATAACAGGGGGCGCAGGATTTCAATGGGTACTGAATGCCTGACGGTGATTGTATGAAACAACACATTAAAAATTGTTGAAACTCGGGCGACGTTGTATCAATCTGTGTTTGTGTCAGATTTTCTTCCATCACAAGAACAATATTAAAACGGAACCAAAATAAACCAATTTCGGTTATCTCCATAGTTGCGACTTTCGTTATGTCATAACTGTCGGCAGGAGCAGTAAGAGGAGTCTTCGTGACGACCATATTTTTAGGACCCACATTTATCGTGTTTGAAAACATAGCAACGGACATATAAATTATAATTATATTTTTATAATATTAGATAGTTTAAATACAAACATAATCAATGGATGACTTCGCTGGTATAATATTAAAAGCGCTCCGTAATTCATCGTCTGCCGCAGAACCATCCCGAGCATTCATTACTATATATAAACCACCTGAAATATTATGTTCGTCAGGTACTATTAAAACATTCGTGCTATAAACAGCATAGTCAACAGTCGGGTCTTCGCCCGAGTCAGCAGTCTCCGTCCAGTCGTGATTATAACCATCATTACCGAGGGCAATAGCAGGGCGGGGTGGTCCTAAAACAGCGACGATTTGTTGATTAGGACAATTTATTAAATTATTAGCGTAAGTGACTAAATCGGCATCGCTAAAACAAACGATACGGGCATCATATATAAAGGGCGGAAGTCGACCTTGAAAAACAATAGGAAAAGCGACAGCACCATTTGTAATGGCAATCGACATTCGTACTTGCGTCAGTCTGCTTTTGTCTAACCCCTGAAATCCTGTCGTGGGGACTGATACAAGGGGAATACAGTCGCATTCGCCAGCAATACCATTAGCGCCATTCGCATCCTGTGCCACTTGATTACCTAAGACGTCTGCGCCACTTTCAAAAAAAGAAAGACCTCTTTTTCCTTCGAAACACATAGCAAAACTCATATAGTATAAACAAATATTATTTATCATATAGATAGTTTAAACCGAACCAAGCGCGATATATAATATTTAATTCAGTATCGTATAATTCTGGATACACGGCGAGAACACCATCGTCTCTATAATATACATAATATCTGGTTTCAATGATAGATAATATTTCTTCAAGAGAGTGATTCATATACTATTATTATAATATTATTTTCTAAAATTATACTATAAATGATTTGCCCAGATAAACGAATCCAGAATCGATACGCGCGTTTGGATGACGAATATGAGATGTTCCTCTTTGCTGGACTTGGATTGATACGGGTTCTTCTTTGTTTATTTGAAGAAGATTAAAAAATGTTTAGTTCAACCTATTACAGGGGGGATTGGAATTTAGGGGGTCAGGAAAAGCAGGGTCCGAAAATGACCGAATGTACTGACTGGACCCCAAAGAAAGACAAACTGCCTCGTAAAAAAACATAATTCTTGCTTTTTGTTTTTTGTTTTAGCAACTTTTTTAAATCTCAAAACATACATTCAGTCATTAATCGTACGTCTGTCATAATTTCATTTGATTTTGAATTCTAATTATTAAATAAATTGATTTGGATTTGGTGAGACTGTGGGGTGGCATATGGAGATTCAATGGCGTGGACAAACAATTAAACTGGAATTCAAAATGAAACGCGGGAAACAGACCCCTCGTGATGCCAGTAAACCAAGGAAACCCAAGACGGAAGAACAGAAGAAAAAAAAGGCGGAATACGACCGTCAATGGAGGGAGAAGAACAAGGAATATATCAAGGCATACGCCAAGAATCACAGGAGAACCTAATAATATCGTTGTCCTCTTGCTTCTTGGTATTCATCATAGATGCCAATACGGCGAAATTGCTTTGAAACTTGTTGCCAAGTAAATTGTCTCCGTCGGGTCTCCTTGAAGGACTCGGGATTTTCCTTCTTCCATCGGCGATTGTATTCAGTTTGCTTTGGATGACCCATTGTTATTATATTATGTAGGTTATATTTATATCTTATTTCTATTTATAAATATAGGAAAAATAAAAAAATATTTGTAATTTAGTAAAGTGTATTTGAGAATAGAAAAAAGAGTAAGACAGTTTCATATAGGGATTTGACTTTCCAAAAACACGAATATTTTTTTATTTTTCCTATATTGTCCTAAGGTTAGGAATTCAAAATTAGAATTCAAATTCAAACGAAATTATGAACGACCGATGGATAATGACTGAATGTATGTTCTGAAGATTTAAAAAGTTACTAAAACAAAAAACAAAAAGCAAGAATTATCTTTTTATACGAGGCAGTTTGTCTTTC